GTGGAGTGAGGTCTTTGATGTCGTTGAACGAATAGTTCAAAGAGATATTCTCATTCTCGTATAAGTCCACTAAGTAAGGTGTGTTGTCACCTTGCGTGTATAAAATTAGTGCTGTTTCCATGTATTAAATTTATAAGCAAGTGCCTGAGTAGACATTTATAGTTATTGTACCGTTGTAACCTGGGAATGTCAATCCAGCCTTTCCAAGAATGCCATAGATACCAGTCCCACCGCTTAGATTGTAGGGATTCCACACCAAATTATTTACTTGAGTTGTGGTTAAGCTACCATCCAATTCCCAATCCCATCCGTTATAAGATGGTGCGCTGCTAAATCTTCCAAAAGAGAAATACAATGAGCCACTCATTGCCGCACTCAAAGTGATTTCAACACGGTAAGTTTGACCAGTGACCAATCCATTTGTATCAGATGGTTGTCCGTTAACGTTCCAAATCTTTGGTTGATATTTAGTACCGCCATTGATACCCCAATTTGTAGCTTGGAAGACAACTGGATATTCATTTGCAACGGGTGAAATATCTGTGATACCATTTGCTTCAACCACCGCAACCGAGTCTACAATTGCGCAGGGATTAGGATCAGGCAATGGGTACTCATAAGATGTGATATTGATGGTATCGTATTCGTTAGCCAATTGCAGTCTCAAAGATTGGTTATATTTGCGACTATTTCTTTCACGTCTCATCAAGTAGTTTGTATCTTCAACAACAACAGGAAGAATGTTGTAACCATCCACGTTATCATCCACCATCCACACTGACTTTGAGTAGAACAAGTCTTTCATCCACTTGTACTCCGATTCAGTTACCCAGTCGCTTGTAAGATTGATAAAAGTCTTTGTGATTGGTTCACGCTCATTGAGTGACCTTGAATAATTCTTGGTATCAAATGGGTTGTCTACATCAGCCGTATTATAGTTGCCGAGATAAGTCTTGTAGCGTTTCTTTTCGACATCAATACTCCTTTCATTTTTCTTGATGAAAGAGTAACTATCCCACCCACCCAATTGATTGAGCCAGTATAAATGCACTGGGTTGTGTTTGCAATCTTCATCTATATAAAATCCATACTTAGCAGTGACCTCATCTTCCACTGCATCAATTCCCACTATTGTCCAAAAGGAAGTATCGTCCGCTTGTGCTTGTGTTATGAATGAGCCATCCACTAAATTTTTAAGACCTGCAGGTATATGAATCAATGCACCATCAATGAATTCCATCGGAATATCAAAGGTTGTGATTTGACTATATGCGTTGTCATATAATACATATCTGAAATTCGCAACTGTGAAGTATGGATAGTTTGAATTGATGAAAGTCCCATCGTCCGCTATCCAACTGAGTATCTTGTATGCGCTATCCTTAGCACCTGACACGTTTGACCTTGATATGCGCTGCCAATTGATAACCTCTTGTTGCAATGTCGCAGGAATGTTGATCCGTGACGCAATGGTCTCAGCATTGAATCCTATTGTGTTGTCATAGCATTGAGATAGTGCGATTGGTTTAGTGTCGTTACTACCCATAACTAAAAAGTTACTTTTGCCTTTGCCATAAACGCACATAAGACGATAAGTAACAACTACGCTAGAATCTTCTGTGAACACTCCCGCCACATCATACCCCTCGTACAAATCAACTCTGAATCCATTTACTAAATTGTTATTGAGTACAACTGCATCAGATATTTGGAGTAGCACATCATCGCTATTTGGGATAGTTACGCCAGTCGTTACTAACTGGTTAAAGATTGTCTTTGCATTGAACACACCACTACCCACCGCATTGGGTGCTATATAGAATTTATAATCTGTGGAAGTTATTGGATCATAAATATTTACCACGTACTTGAACCCACTATTCGCAAATAAAGTTGATGTCATCGTGAATGAGACATCGTTATTGGAGTAGCACATTCCTGTGAATTCATCCACTCCTTGTGCGGATAGTCCTCTTATTGCTGTTGTATATGCCATTATACTTTAATATTTTTTTGTAAGTTTTCTTCTATTGCCACTGTGATTTCACCCTTTAACGCTGCTAAAAATCTATCGTTAAATTCTACCACCGTTTCATTGACTGCATCCCGAAAGTAAAAGAGTGGCTTAATGCCCCTTGCACCTATTGCCCTACTGATATTGAAGGCTATCCCTTCCATCGCATTCTCTTTCGCCTTTGGTGTGGCGAACTTTTTGAATGAGCCATTCTCATTGCGTGGCTGAATGCGTTTGATTTTCATCCACTCCAATATCTTATCTATTGGTGGTCGCTTACCTGCCTTCCTTCCTTCCTCTACATAGTAGGCATATTCGCTCGCACTACCTTTCGCAAAGAAATCAATGCGCTTGTATTTATTGTCGTACCGGTAAGCTAATGACTTGCGCAAGTTATCAGATGCCACCGCCCTTCTTTTCTTTCCATTGACTGTACGATAGACTCCGAGATTCAGCATTGCCCTTTCGACAACCTCCTGCCCGAACTCATTCATCAATGCAGTGATTGGATTAGTAGCCATCTGTAAAGATTAAGAATGCGGTGTTACTGTCTGCTATCAAAAGGTCAACAAATGCGTCCACACCTTTCTCAATTAAGGCATTACGAAATGGTGCATAGTCATCGCTGCCATCAAATCCAAAAAAGATATTGTGACCTAACACGTGAATCATTGTCACCCCTTCGTATTCTTTTATTGTATACCTCATATTTCTGCAGTTACTGATACCGCTACAATAGTTCCACTACTTGCAGCAGCGTTATTAGTTATCTTGTATTCCAATATTCCCTTCGCTGGAACACTCAATGATCCTGATGTATTTTGATAAACACCACTCACACTACCTGCGGCAATCGTTAACGTGTATGCAGTATCTACTAAGTTCAATCTCATCGTGAAAACAAGACTACCAGATGCAGGTTGAGTACCTACATATACAGACCAATTACGCAACGTGCAAGCCTCAGGCATTACAGTCCTTACTTGAAAAGCTTGTGTCAACGTGGTTAATGCATTCTTGACAAATCCACCATAACTCGTTCCTCCAGTAGTGACCGTACCACCTCCGTGGTTGGCAAGTAAAAATGTTTTTGATATGGGTGTTGTATTCTCCCACAATGAAGTCGTTGAATTATATGTCAACACTTGACCATTTGATGGTGAAGTGATTACAACTCCTTCATCCTTATTGATGTTACTGCCTATGGTTGGTCTAACCTGCAATGTTCCATTCAATGCAGCGTGAATAACAATAGCGACCTCAATGATGTTATTAGGCGCACTTGGAATTGTCGTAGTGAATGCACCTGCGCTTGTTGTGGATGCATAAAGAATATCCCCATCTGAGTAGGCAGAAGTATCAACATTTCGAATCTGTCCAAAGTGAACAACCATTCCATCAGCACCATCTGCGATAGCCTCAGCAGTGACACCCATCAAGTACTCACTCGGATACGTTCCATCAGCTAAAAAAGGTGTTATCAAAATTCTACCAGATGCGCCTAACGTGCCATCTGCACGTACTACAGTTCCTTTTGGAATTGCGCTACCAGTTTGATTTTTGGCTATGTAAAACACATCTTCAAGAATTCTCCCTGTCGTTCCATTCATTACAAGTTGAACAGTGTTGTGATCAGTATCCCAACTCATTGTGCCTTGCGTGGTTGGTGTTCCTGTTGGTGTGGTATCAAAGTTAATGAACCCAGCATCTAATCCAAATTCACCCAAGTCAACATTTGCAGTGGCACCTGTATAAGGCACACCACCCCCACCGCCCGACATTGGTTTCCAAGTATTGTCCCCTGCCAAATAATCGGTAGAGGATGCAGGATCATTGGTTGTGTATTGTAGCTTTTTCATCAGTCTCCAATATATGGTATCTCACAAGCGTTCCACTGATAGTCCACTGTGATGTCAATGGACAATTGCACACCTGTTAGCACGTGCGAAAATTCTTCAATGAATGGTTGTGCTGAAATTGGTTTACCCAAGACTACCGACTCATCGAATATACTCCCATTTTCAAGCATTGCAACGAAGTCACCTGCCAATTGAATGCACTCGCTCATTGACTGCCTTTGATACTCGGTCTTATCATCTTTGTCACGTGGCAAGTCAGCGAAGTAAATATCGAAAGAGTAAGTTAATGCACCTGAATCAAATGAGAATGAAGTAGGTGTAACGTGCATCCACGGCCACTCACCTTCCTTTTCAAGGTCAGCTTGACTTATTTGTCCGTGTGTGAACCTGCGTAACAATGCGTGTGTATTGGCGAATTGTTCGAATTTGCCAATGACTACGTTATAGGTATACAGTGAAGATGCGCTCATAATAGTAAGTAGCTTTAATGGTCTGTTTTAGACATCAATTGTTTTTGGAAGTTGTAATAATCTAACCGGTACGAAAGATGGGCGAAGATAGTTGAGGCTTGAGTCTCTGTGATGGCATCGAACTTAGTGATGTCCCTATCCGCTAATTCTTCAATGACGTGAAACCATCCGTAGCGTTCAGCTAATTCGCTTGTTGCAACTCCTCCTCCATCATCTTCATCGCCTTCGTCAGATTCTCCTGTATCTGGGATTCTAAAAACGAGAGGGAAGTGGTCACTAATTCGCTTTCGATAGTCGAAAAAAAAAGCAACGCACCATTGGCAATTGATAGAGGCATAGACTCAAAGTCTTTCGCATTGGATAGATGGTCGGCAGTGTACTGCTCAATTTTATATTTCGTTCCAATCTCCGAACTGATAGGTCGGTAAAGGATGGAAAGTAACTTGGGTAGATTCTTTGGAAAGTCTTTGCAATTCGTATCAAGGTCAAGCCATTCACCAAATGAGATTTTGTTAATGTCGGGGATGAATCCATACCCCTTCCACTTATGTTGGTGGTTAGCTAATGGGTTAGCGATGACCTCTCTAAATGCAGTGATTGCCTTCTCCATATCTTCAGGAGTGAGTTGACGCACGAAGTCTTTAGACTGTCCGAGAATAGCGGACACTTGACCTACATCGTTTCCCTCGTTGTTAAGAAAGTCAACATACTGCTTGACAGTTATGCTATTGTAGTCAAGTGATATTTTAATCTTTTGCATTGTTCACCTGCTTCAAAATCATATTCATCCATTCATCAAATAGCCTTACCATTTCAGTTTTAGCAAGGCGTTTGCGTTGTTCCTTTTGTTGTAGCCATAAGCCGAATAGAACGCACATAGTGTACGTGTGTTTCGCTTGGTCTTTTGCTTGTTCTTGATCCATTAGATTTTTAGTATTTCATTTTTAACTTGACTCAAATATATAACGTGCAGTGCAGCACCTTCCTCATCAGCCCATTCAGCTATGTAGTCTATCATCTCATCAATGAGAATCGTGGCGCATTTGAGTACATATTTTTTTGGTACACCTGATTCCATCCCATTGTAAATCTTATCATAGATTTGTTGAGCCTTTTCCTTCGCAGTCATTAATCAATCTTTATTTGGTTGTCGTTTAGGATTTCGTAAAATTTGTCACGAAGTTTATCCAGTGCGTCCACCTGCTCACCTGTATAGTTTTCGCTATTGTACTTGATTTGCCTGCGCATCTCTTGATCAAATTCCCACAAGGCAATATACACCCCACTCAAGTTGGTGAATCGTTTATGCGCCTCAATGTCGGTAGGTTCGTCTAAATCGAATTCTATTATTGCTCTCATAATTTGTTCAGTAGATTGCTTACAATTTGTCAGATATAATTATTTGCACTGGTGCGTCGGAATCTCCGACAATGGTATTCCTCGCTTGTTTTGGTTTGAAGTATTCAAGAGTTTTCAAATAGAGTTCACTCGCTATCATCTTATCTTCATCATTGCGTGAGTTCCATAGCTTATCAAGGAACGCATTGAACTGCTCCGCTTGTTGACCTGTGATTGATTCTCCGAGTGCTTCCCATTGTTTTGTCTTTTCAGACTTTGCCCCAACGGGTCGTCCGTTTGGATTGTTGGTTTGTCCTTTAGGTAGTCCCATATTAAAAAAGTTTTTGTTGAGCTATATGGTTTTTAATTCGCTTTATTGCGTTGTCGTAGTATTCCTTATCCAACTCACACGCTGTTAACTCAAAATCGTAATCGTGACAGGCTATGGCTATTGAACCACTACCAAGGTGCGTGTCTAATATCTTATCTCCCAGATTGGCATACTTGCTCAAAATCCATTGATATAATTTAATTGGTTTTTGTGTTGCGTGAATTTTACTATCTATACTATTAGATGCTAACTCAATAATTCTATTGCCCTTCATCTGCTTTAGTTTTTTGAAATCATCAATATAACACAATGCTATTTCTGCATCAGCAAACATACTTCCGCGTTTATATTTATCCCAAATTAAAACCGTATTACAATCTTCCATATTACTAATAAAATAATTTCCACCCCATATAATTTGAGATTTGCTCACACGCTTTAATTCTTGAAAATACAAATCATTTGGTTTTATATCCCATTTTTTTGCTTTATTACCATTGCGACTATTCCATAGTGTTTTATTGCCTCCAGAGGTGTGCCAATCAATCCCATAAGGCGGATCAACTATTGCAAGGTCAAAGTAGCCATCAGGATAGCGAGCCATTAAAGCCATATTATCTTCATTGGTAATTGTTATCTTGTCGCTCAACTTCATTTTTCTTAACTTTTGATGTTTACAAATTCCAAGACCATTTCACAAATCTAACCACTGAATAGATAATTAAACCAATCACACTCACTTTAATAGTAAAAGCAATTAGCCACATAGTAGCATCAAAAATTTCACCTTTCAATCTTTCTTTATTCATAAATATTAACTTAATACCTTTTTAATAATTTGCCATTTGGTCTCAAACGTTATCTTTTCAAATTTCTTAATCGCAAAGTTAAAGAACCATCCTTCCCTAACCTGATTCCATCTTTTGTACTCGCACAACCTGCATACCTTAACTCTTCCCTTATCCGATTCCCTCTGGTATCTCATTCCATCTTTGGAGAAAAGGAATAAAGGTAACCGCCATCCACAGGTGAAACACTTTTTCATATCTCCAATTTAGATTTGAAATGGTTTATCAATTGTTCCATCTTATGGTCATAGTATTTGGTGAATGTAAGAAATCCCTCTTTGTCTTGTTCATATAACTTGTAAAGGACATTTCTTAGCCTTTGCCCATTCGATTTCTTTTCAATCTCAAAGTCAGCTTTTAGGTCGTTAAGAATGTCTCTTTCATTAGTAGCGAATTCCTCCTCTTTTAGAGCGCAATAGACAAATGAATTTTGAAGGGAGAATATTTGCCCAGCTTGGTCAGGAGTTAATTCATTAGTACCAATCACAATGGCAGTAGTCCTATCCTTACGACTTTTGATTGATTCAATTTGAGCAGGTAGTATTATCATTGCTTGCGAAATATTATATAATAATCAAGATTGATCACTGATTTTTTATATGAATAGCCAGTGTCTTCATGTCTTGAAAAAAAAGTTGCTATATTATCTGTGATATCCAAATCAGATATATCACTGATTTCAAATTCAAGCAATGTTTTATCTTCATACTTATTGATTCTATGTATTTCGTATTTCATAATATTAAACATTATATATATAAGAGTAAATATAACTCAAAAGAAAAGAAAGAAAAAGAAAAAAAGGTAAAAAAGAAAAAGAAAGAAAAGAAAAAGTCCCCCCAATAAAAACAAACAATTTCGCATAAGCGAATTTACCTGAACCAAGCAGTGATGTTCTGCAAGTTTGGCGGTTGCATCTCCCAATGCCAAAGGAGAGTAATTTTAATTGATTCATAAAAGAGAATCCCCCAATGATTTAGATAATGTTCAGTTACCAAAATCAAAGGGGGAGTACACTGTTAACTGAACACAACAAAGATAGTGAATCAGTTAAATGGTTGCCTTGTTAATTACTCATTAGTTTTGAACAATTCAACAATTGTCATTGCCAAGACCACTGGCCAACAAAATGCGGTGAATAGCATACCCAATACGTTTTCAATTGTAGTAGGTAGCATTCGCCTTAGCATCATCACGCCCATCAGTCCAATAAGTAACAATACGGTCAGTAAATAGCACGTAAAACAAAAATGAAGCAGACTCATCATATTCCTGATTTTCTTGATTTTCTTCCACGTTTTTTGGGTTGTGGGGTTTCTTCCTCTGTAAGTAGCACCTCTTCGCTTTTTAGTTGGTTATGCAAATCATCTACCATCTTTTTCACGCAAGGAACGCAGCTGCTCACCTTGCCTTTGCTACCTTTCATCATCTCATCGAATTCAGCTAACAACCTTCTTTGCGGATCAGTCAATACATTGGTTGCCTTAACAGACTCAACAAGTTCTTTAGCTTGTTTCTTTTTCTCGCTATCCACCACAACAGGCCATCTTCCACCTGGACAATCTTGGAAGGTCATTTTAGTTTTCAAATCCAAGAAACAACCACACGGCTTAAAGGTCACACGATCAAGTGTTACAGGTGTAGCAAATGGGTTCAGCTTGTTGAGTGGAGTGCCACAAGTTCGGGTAGTGGAATTGTAAACAGGGCATTCACGACAAATAGCCATTCGCATATTTGCCATCTCTAAAATCTTATTCATATCACAATAGCTTTTTTTATTTCGTTTTTAGCGTATTTCACGGCGTTATAAAGGACTTTCTTTGGTATGCCAGTATCAATGCTCAGGTCATTGTAAGAAAAGTCATTTAAGGCATACAAGTAAAAGACTTCACGCTCAAAGAATGGCAACCTACTAATCAAGATATCAAGCTGCTCATTTGTAATGCGGTCACCTAACCATACAGTCACTGATTCATAATCTCGTAATTGTGATTCAGTAGGCTCATCCGACATTTGGTTGAACTTCCTTATTGTATTGTGGTAGTGGGAACGATTAGACCAGTGCGCAATCTTCAGTGCGTGGTTAATATAATGCTCACTATTCCTTATCTCATTGCCATTTTCAAAAATGCACAACAAAGTATCGTGCAGAAGGTCATCCGCTTCGTACACGTTGCCACTGCAAAGATTGATGGCTAACCGCCTATGCTGGTCATATTGAGTTCGAGAAATATGCATCAATTACTTTTATGGCCTCTTCGGATCCTTTTACATAAGTAGCGTAATAACCCCTTTTGTTCAGTTGCTTAATCCATTCCTTTTGCTCTTTGCTCACAACACCTTTGTCTGTCTTGACCTCTATAAATAACCCGTGGTATTTTTCGTTTGGCTCACAAATTTGAAGATCAGGAAATCCCTTGACATATCCGGTCATCTTCATTTTAATTGCCTGCTTCATACTTGTAAACATTCCACCCGCAGATGCGCAATACAAAGCGTTTGGGTACATTACTTTGATGTATTGCACTATTGCAAACTGTACTCCAGCTTCACCTGCCAACGGTTTTTTGGCTCTTGGCTTCATTGATTGGATTATTTTCCCTTTCATTGGACTAAATTAAACACAAATTTGATAGGTTGCACAAAAAAAAATGCATCTTGAAACCCGCATAAACATTGGAAAACTAAAAATATTTTAATTTTTTTCTTGCATAATCAAAATTAATTTACATATATTTGCTCAACAAACAAAAACAAAACGAAAATGAAACTAAGCATCAATCAAGTAATCAAAGAAAGCGAAAAAGCTATCTGTGTTGAAATCACATTAGAGCACCCACGTAGCAACAAGCAATTCACTAAGGAGCAATGGTTGCCAAAGTCAGTAGTTGAGTCAATGACTGAAAAGACAATCGAAGCAAAAGACTGGTTCGTAAACAAAATGATGGCTGAGCAAATCTCTTTTATGAAAGTCGGTGGTATAATGACATCAATTGTGTTCAAACACGTAATTGATTTCGGTTACTAATTAAACAGTAAACAACTTAAAAACAAAAAATATGTATCAAGTTCACATCAAAGAAGGCATCAATGCCGAAGTTCGTAACTACGAATCACTATCAATGGCTAACCGCTACGTTTTGGATAAGGCATCTGAAATGAGTTTAGATTACGGTTACGATGCAGATGGATGGGCATTTGCTCACGATGGCAATCAAGGCGCACCTTGCTCAACTGAAATCTTCATCTTTCAAATCATTTAAGTTATGAGATTGCAATATAAAAAAGTCCAATTGTATGCGACTGATTTATCTCAATTCGAGTCGGACAGAAATCCATTGAGTTCAGCAGTATTTGTTTTAAGTCACAAGGAATCAATGGCAATGGAAGCATTGTTATCCAATTGGATTGAGGCGCGTCAAGATGACAACTATAAGTTATCAAAGGTAGATTTCTGCATCAATATAGATGAGGCAAAAGAATTGATTGAAAAACTAAAAAGCCAAATCAGTTATGAAAAATGTTGATCTAAGTTACCCACGCAAGTACATCTGTGTGATGTCATCCAGTTATCCTAGTGAGCAGTTAGATTTCAATGCAATCGCTCAGCACATTGCGGATAGTTCACCACGCAAACCATTTGAACGGATGGAAGCACTGCTCAAAGAAAAAACCTATAAACGATGACTTGGGAATATTGGGATGAATATGAAACTGGAAAGCCTCTATCATATCGTGAACGTAAACGGCAAGAATACGAATTCAGTCAAGGTAGACTCATTACAGTTGCTTACAGAGGTGTGATGATGCACATAGACTTTGAAACAGATTTAGAAAAAAAGTATCAAGAAATTATTAAAAACCAAAATAAGATGAAAACATCAAAAATCAAGTCCATTCAAAACAATGGCACCTGGAAAGACCTATTCAAATTCGAGGTCGAAATGGAAAACGGAGATGTCGGTGGATGCTTCGCTAAGACTCAGGAACCAACGTGGAAAGTTGGGGATGAGAAAAGCTATGAGTACACGCAGAATGGCAAGTACTGGAATATCAAATGGGCGAAGGACGAAAGACCTGCTTGGAATGGTGGTGGTGGTGGTGCAAAGTCTTTTGTAAAGGAAGACAAGTCTGCAGACATCGCACGTGCTGTAGCTTTGAAGGCAGCAGTTGATTTGCACAAAGGCGAAGGCGAACCCATCAACCAACAGATTGGGATGATATGCGCAACTGCTCAGGCTTTTGAAATTTATTTAACCACTGGCGAAAATCCGTACAAGGATGCGATTCAAGATGGTAAATTAAACAACGCTGATGACCTCCCTTTTTAAGGGGGGTTATCAACTTTGATAGCCCGAAAGAATTATTTACTTACTTAAGAAAACATTATGAAATTTAGAACCTTAATACGTACCCACTACCCATCTACCTACGAATTCGCAAAGGCAATGGGAGTGACTTGGCCTACTGGCAGGAAATACGAAAAATATCCAACGACAATGAGTATCTATTACATAGATAAACTTTCAAAGATGATTGGAGTGGACAAATGCGAATTGATCTCATTGGCTGTGGCTGAAAACGAAAACGAACACGAATGCGTTAAATACTGCGAGGGTTAAAATAAAAACTAAATAACTATGAAAAAAACAATTACACTAGATGGTGTTGAGTACGAGTTAACTCCCATCAAAAAACAAGAATCATTGATTCTTAAACAGCAATTTAACTTTGAAATTCACCCCGATGAATTGGGTAAAATGTCATGGGATGAAGCAATTGAAGCAGTTAAACAGTTAGGTGATGGATGGAGATTACCTACGATAATTGAATTGCATTTGATTTACAATAGTCAATTAAAAGACAAATTCAAAACTGATGATTACTATTGGTCCTCGTCGGAGGGCAGTTCCAACATTGCATGGGGGTTCGCCTTCTACGATGGCGACACCACCAGCAACTATAAGAACGACAACTACTACGTTAGGGCTGTTCGGGATATAACTATTTAATTATTGAACTATGAAACAGACAAAAACTATCCCATTTGATTGGGAAGAGTACAACTCAAATAGAGATAAGTATAAGGTTGTAACTCGTGATGGTAATGAAGTAACTCAACTAACTAAGTTCGAATATGTAAGTAATTATCCATTAAGAGGTTGCAAGAATAATTCCCTTGAAAGTTGGAGATTAAGTGGCGATTATTGTATAATTAATGGGTCACATAGCTTTGACCTTCAACTCCAATACGAAGAAGAGGTTGTGGAATCTTGGGTGAATTTGTATAGAGGTAATGATGGACGTGTATATACATCTGCTACCTATAAAAACAAAGAAGAAGCAATTACACGATATAATTCATTAAATAACTACATCAAAACTATTAACTTAAATGATTTGGTATGAAAAAAGAAATCGTTTACACAGACAAGTATGCTCTTATCCTAAGTGATGAGCAGATTAAAGATGTTAGACCACACAAAGATAAATTTCATCTTGAAAAAGGTTCATTCATTAATCAATTTCCAACGTATCTAACGGATTTAACTGAGTGCAAACTAATCATTGCTCACCTACCACTATCTGATGCACCTATCCTTGAAGGAGTGCCATTGCTTCCACCTTTACCAAAAGAAGATGATATTAACAAATTGGCTTATGAAAAATGGAAAAAATCAGATGAAAGGTCAGGTAATCCACCCTACATCTATAGGGTTGGTTTTAATGAAGGCTACAATAAAGCAAAGGAGAAGTACAAGTACACAGAGGAGGATGTTAGAAGAGCAATAGAAATGAGCAAAGACATAAAGTATGTTACATTTTCAATAGATGAAATCATCCAATCTCTCCACCAACCATCAAGACCTACTCATTTTGAGTTTGAAACAACACCAATGGACTTAGATGAAATTCGAGAGCAAGGAAAGGGA